TTAGTTGCTGCTGCTGCCACGATTGCTATAGGAGCAGGAATTTCTAATGTGAGTAAAAATGCACAAGCTAAAGATGCCCAATCTTTTACAGAAAAAATCAATGCTCAAGGAGGAATAAAGACAGAAGCAGAATTTCTTAAGCAACAAAAATTTGTTCAACAAGGTTTAATGACTGCTTCAACTCCATTAAGTTCAGCTCGTTATATAGGTGGCACTCCACAAACAGGATTTAAATCTTTATTTTCTGCTCCTACACAAGGTCAAACTTGGTATCAAAGATTTGGATCTACTGTTTCTAAGCCCTTCAGAAGACAAACTGGCGGTTTGATTGGTTCTCGTTTATCTGATACTATTCCTGGTTATATGGAAGGTGGATTATATGATTCATCAATAGTTAAAAGATATGGAACTGGTATGCAAGGCGGCGGTTCTTCTATAATGGCAGCTGGAAATAACAGCTCTACAGTCAATAATAATACGAATGCTAATAATTCATTTAATTTTAATACAACGGTTCAAAGAGATGGAACTATAAAAATGGGCGCAAATACTACAAGTTATCAACAACAAGATGTTGAGCTTTCTAAAAACTTAAATGCTAAAATGTATGCTGTAGTTACTGAGGTTATAAGAAAAGAAAAACAATTTGGTGGTTCGTTAGCAGGAATAAGAAATTAAAATGAAAAGCGCATTACTTAATTACGAAAATATATTTTATTTGAATAATACAACCATTTCTGGAATAACATCTATTAATGGAAGTTATAATATAAATTATGAACCTATTAAAACAATAGGTGTTGGATACAATAAACAAGTAATTGCTGAAGTGCCGGTTGCTAATTTTTCTATTGCTAAATATTTATTATATAATGATCCTTTTTTACCTTTTACTGGAGAAAATACCAACAAAACTGCTAAATCTTTTAAAGGAAGTATAAACTATAATGGTAAAAAATTAGGTTTTTTATCTGGTTATTTAAATGCTTTTTCTTTATCGTGTTCGGTTGGTGAAGTGCCTTCAACAACAGCGGATATAATAGTTTATGGAGACTTAGGTCCAAGCTTAGATGCGTCAGGTAATTTCAAGCCACCAGAGTTATTCGTACCACAAGTTAAAGATATCGTATTGACTTGTAGCGGATCTTCTTCAAATAGGATAACTAGTTTTGATTATTCTATAAATTGTCAAAAACAACCAGTATATACTTTGAACCAAAGTGGAGTTTCTTTTTCTGGACCAACGGGACCAACGACACCGATTCCAAATTATATTCCAAGCGAAGTATTATTAAATGTTCCAATAGAAATTGATGCTAATTTCACATTAGAAGTAGACGATTATCAAAGCAGATCATTATATAATATATTAACTAATGATACAGATACAAATTTTAATATAGTTATAAAAGGAAAAGTTTTCCAGAACACTTCTTTAGTAACCAGTGATATAGAAGGATTCAATGCAAACAATGGGGTTACAATTTTTAATCAAAGTTTTTCTAATGTTAAACTCGTATCACAGCAATTTAATACATCAGCAGACGATGTTTTAAGTGTAAATTTAAGTTATAAAGGTTATCTAAATAGTTAATATGAGTACACCATTAGCTTCATTTCCAGCAAAACTAGGATCAAACGTTGTTTCAAGTGATATATTTTTTATATCAGATTCGACATCCACCAATAATAATAAGATAACCGCTGAAGAAATTTCAAAAGCTTTTACAGGTTTTTACGCACAAACATCCGAAGGATTCACTATCTTTGAAAATACTGAAAATTATGGTTTATCAATAAGTGGCGGATATGGATTTGTAGGTATAAATCAAAGATCTCCAGTTGTTTCTTTTGATGTTTACGACAATTTAACTTCAACAAATGGATCTGGACAAATTAGATTAACTACATTAGATTCTGGTAGAAAGATAGCTTTTTCTTTAACAGATCCGAATGTTTATTATGAATTTAGCAAAAAACCTAATGATACTAAGTTATATTTAGAATCTTCAACTAATGGTGGATCTAGCTTTTCAAATTTGTTCGTTATTGATCAAAGTGGAAATTTTGCAATTACAAATAATACGGGAGCGTTAAATAGAAAATTTTTAGTTAGCGGAGAATTAGTCGAATTTCAAAATTCTGGAAATGCTTTAATTTTTGATTCTTATAATGGAGAAATAAAAACAAATGCTGTCGATGAACCTTTGTTATTAAATTATAATAATATTGCTGATGTAAATATAGGATATAATGCAATATATGTTGATAATAATGTTAGTGCGCCAAAAGTTGGAATAGGACATAATATTCCAGCATATTTATTGCATCTTAGTGGCATAGGTCAATTAGCTAGATTTCAGTCTAGTAATGCTCAATCTTACGCAAGTTATAAAAATAGTACTGCAACTTCATATTATGGAATGCAGTCTAATAAAATATATTTTGGATCAGAAAGTTCATTGAGCGAAAAGAATTTAGTATATTCTATTGCCGGTAGCGGGTTTCTTGGTTTAGGCACTACAGGGCCTACTTATAAATTAGATGTTAGAACTACAGATCCTACTGATAGTACACCAGCTTCGTTTCAAAATACGGATACGCAAGGGTATTGTCAAGTAGTTATTGCTTGTAACAAAGCTTTTGGCGGTGGCGATACTGGACCAAGAAATAGTTTAGTTACATTTTCAAGATATGATGCCACTCCTGATACTCAAAAATGGTCTATTGGTAATCTATATAATGATACTACATTTACATCATTAAATGATTATTTTGTTTTTGTAAAAAATGGTTATGGTGGAATCTCTCCTGATGTAGTTGCAAAATTAAGTCCAGCAGGTAGTTTAGATATTGATGGAAGTTATACTAGTAGTGATAGTTATTGTAAAGGGAAATTTATTCAAACATATCAAACTAGAGTAACTGGTTTTGATGTTTATTTTAGCGCAATTAATCCTAATTCTGATATAATTCCAAGTGGAAATAATTATTTACATGCTCCTTTTACAATAACTCCATATGCAGGTTCTGTAGAAAAAGTTTCTATTTTCACTTCCGATACTGATGCATTATCAAGCTCATATAGATTTGAGATATCGGTAATTACTCCAGCTTATAATCCTGCGGTTCCAAGTGAATTTGTTACGGGTTTTTATATAAGCCCACCAAGTGATCCTATAGCTTATCCTACTAGTGGTATAATTGGTGCAAGCTATTTTGACACTATAAATCCAAATGTTATATATTCAAAAACTAAAGCAAATATAAGTGGATCAACCAGTTTTAATTCAGGTCAACTTTTACAATTTAGATTATGTGAACCAACTGGCGGTAAAAGCACAGCAGTTGATTTTACAGTAGTTTCAACAATTGCATATACTATAACTTAATGAGTAAATATATAAAATATGAAAATATAGATTTTCGAATTAATAATGATATTTTTTATTCGAAATCTGTGCAGCTTTCATTGAATACTAATATTTCGCCAATTCTTTTATCGGATGGGTCTTTATTAAGATATGCACCAGAAAATACTATCGTTGGATCTTTGGATACAGATTTTTATTTAACTGGATCTTTGCCTTCATTTCTAGAACCAACTTCAAATTTAGAGTCTTCAATTGAATGTATTTTTGCTGGTGTTAAAATAACAGATTGTTATCTAAAATCTATATCTTTTAATGTATCAAATTTTTCACCAATTCTTTTAAAAGCAAACTTTGACTGGTATGGGAAATTAAATTCTACGAATAGTACAACTGATATGCGACCATTTTATTCAAATAGAAATCCTAGCTTATCAGAAATATCACACGCTAATAATACATATTTGATTGATACAAATAAAGTTTTTGGTTTTTCAGAAATATTTAATTTTAATTATTCAGAATCTGTGGATAGAATTCCTTTTTTTGCAAATGATCAGATAACACCTTTTAGAGTTGCTAAAACTAATAAAATGAAATCAATTTCTGTTGAGGGCAATTTTCCAAAAAAATCAAACGTTTTAGAAATACAAGGAACGACAACTAATTGCGAATTATATTTAAAAGATTATAGTTCTAATCTTTTGAAAACTTTTAATATTTCTGGAGTTATCGAATCTCGTTCTTTGAATGTAACAACAGATGGTTTATTGCAAAGTTCTTTAGCGATAACACAACGTTTAGCACCACTTAGAAATACATTATGAGTAAATTTTTAGATACGCAATTTTCAGTTACTGGGATTAAAAATTTTTATGCTGGAGCTTCATACGATCAATATGATTTGGTTGATTTTCAGTATTATACTGGTAATGCAATTTATCCAAAAGATTTGTCAGGTCTATTTGCATGGTTTAATTTAGATAATTTAAATAATTTAGAATTTGATAGTTCTGGAAAGATCTCTGCTTGGTATAATTCTGCTCCAGGTCATTCTGCTGAAAATTTATATAATTTTGATACGTCTGATAATACTAGACCGAAATACAGTCAAGATAAAAACGCTGTAGTTTTTGAAGCTAATGCCGACATAGGAACTCTTAATCAATTATATACTCATCCTACTTCTCCAAATTTTTCTGGTTTTTTAACTGGAGATAGATGTTGGTTTATTGTTTATGAATTTGATAGTTTAAGATCAGGTAATTTAACTACTCCTCAAGGTTATTATGCTAATTACGCAACGATAATAAATACAGATGAAAAAAATATTTCAACTGCGTCTACTGGTTATTTAGGTGTTTATGGAAATAATTCTGATAATATTATTAACTCTAATGTTTTAGCTAAATCTCAAGAATTTGTTATGGATAGTAATCCAGCAAATTTATATCCGACAGCTTCATCTTTAAATTCAGCTTTTTCTTCAGCAGATTTATTGAATAAAAATATAATTTCCATAGTTAAAAATAACACTACTAATAATTTAATATTAAGAAACAATGGTCAAGAAATTTTAAATATAACAACTACAAATTTTGCAAGTGGTTGCGCTAGCTTAAGAATAGGAACCGCTGGTAATTTTCATGGAGTTGTCCCTGCTGGTGCTGTTTATAATTATGATGCTAGCAATATTTCAATAAATGAAATACTCGGATATAGTGCGCTACCAACAAATGAACAAATAACTGGTTTAGAAAAATATTTATTTAAAAAACATTTTTTAAATTCTGATAATTTATATATAGCTAAAGATGATTTTACAGCTTCATCTTATCAATACAGTCCGATAAATTTAACTGGCGCTTTAAATCTTACAAAAGATATCGATTCTATTTTTAATAAAACATATGGTTGCTCTGCTAGTTTTTCAACAAAAGCTATAAAAGCAAATTATGGAGACGGTTATTATACAAATGTTATACCAAATATTAATAATATTATTACTAATTTCACTTTGAGTTATAATGGATTGACGGACAAACAGGCAAATTCTTTAATCGGTTTTTTTCAAAACAGTTTTGAATATCAACCATTAACGCTAACATCTTCTTATGAAAATGTCGAGATGGGTTTATTTTATCCTTACAAGGATAATGCAAAAATTTATTTTGAAAATTTAGATCAAAAATGTGTTGATTCAAATATTAATAATATAACAATAAATTGTACGACAGCCTATGATTCAAGCTTAGATTATAAAGGATATTTAGTTACAAATGAAGAAGTTATAAGATTTTTCAATTTTGCTAGAGTTTATAATTACAATGATGTTGTTTATTATAAAAGCGCATTATCAGAAGGTGGTTATTATTGGTTCACGGGACAAAATCCAACTTTAGTAACTTCGGAACAAAGCCCAACAGGATCAAATAGTTTATTTACAAGAGATTTTTATTTTAAACCGGATCTTGATTTTTCTATACCTGTAAAACCCAGATTTTTAAAAAATGAATATGAGTTAACGTCCGTTACTTATGAACAAGATGGTATAAATAAAAATATTTTAGATCTTTCTTTAACTTTTAATGGGCGTTCGGATAAAGAAGCTATTGCTATTTTAAAATTTTTAGATGCTCATTGTGGTTTTAAATTGTTTGAATTTATTCTACCAGAACCTTATAATAAAAATATAACTGTTTATTGTCCAGAGTGGAATCACAAATATAAATTCAAAGACAATCACGATATATCTGTTAAATTTTTAGAGTTTAAAGGAAAAACAGCTTCTGATATATATTTTAATACTTTACTATCGTTATGACATATACAAATATTACAGGAGTTAACGTGGGAAATTGTTTAACTGGTTTTGGAATTCATTTTCCAGTTACTATTATAAATGATGGTAATTCTGAGGTTCTTTATTCTTTTGCGGTCACTAATTCTACTAATTTTTCTTTATCTAATTCTTCAGTTAGTTTATATCCAAGCAATTCTAGCGTATTTGATATCTTTTATAAACCTACAATAGAAGGTTTAGCGCAAGATGAGATTTCTGATATAACTATAAACTCAGTATCGCTTGAAGATAATTCATTTGATCCAAGTGGCATTATAACAATTAAAGCTACTGGTCGCAGTATTATTAATATAACAGGTGGAAATCCAAGATCGTTTAGGGCGGTTGCAAGTTTTTCTGCTGATGATGGTCCAAAATTTAATTTTTATTGGAAACATCCAACTGGAATAACTGGAGATAATTTACATAATTATTTTATTACTGGATATAATTTGCAATTGTCTAGCGATTCAGATTTTGATCCATTATTATATACAAAAGAAATAAATATCTCATCAAATACAAATTTAAATCCTAAATTTGCTAGTTATTATGGTTTTAATGATGAAGATATTTTTACGTCAATAACAAAAAATGATTTATCTTCATTAGCATTAGATACGCCTTATTATGCAAGATTATATACATGTACTGTTAATAATACAGGAGTTAGCGTATACGCTTCTGGAGTAAATTCTAAAACTGATGGTTTACCATCAGAAGTAGCAGTCGGATATTCTGGGACTCCTATTGCAATAAAAATAGAAAAACAACCATTGAATGTATATATCGAAGCTGGCGAATATACATCAATGTATAATTTAGATTCAAAAATATTAAGTTTGATTGGCAGCAGTGCAGATATGTCTTTTTATTCTGGTATAAATATATATTTACCAGAAAATTCTATTTTTGAATCTAATAATTCTGCTTTACCAGCTATTAAATTAGATGGTGTTTATTTAAATTTTACTGGTTCTACCACTTTGCTGCCTAGTAATGATACTGTTGTTAATATATATGTTCCTACTAGTACGATTATAGCGGGTCAACATGGGAAAGGTGGTAAAGTCAAATTTAATAATAATATACAAACTAATAAAGCGCAAGGAAATTTTACTTGGGAATATTATAATTTTACACAAGATATAACTACGCAGCAAAATAATACAATTCAAGCTTATAATAATACAAATCAAAAAGAAATATATGATACTTCAAATGGAGGACCAGCTATTTCATTGAAATTGCAAAGCAACAATCAAATTCAAGGAATAAGAAAAGATATAAAATATAAAATACATTCGCAAGTTGGTTCTAGAATTTATTCTGGAGGTGGAGGTACTAAAGCTGGTATTCATATTGTAGGAGGTAATGGGGCTGCATCTTTTCAATTTTTAGGATATCAATCATCATATGCACAAGATAATTCTATGTATCCAATGTATTTTCCAATAAATGGAAATTTATCTAACAATAATTTATATACAGCTTGGAATGTTTATTTTAGAAATAATTTTGGTGGGTCTTTTAGATCTAGCGCTGTGTCTTCTGTTTTTCCTTATTGGGGAGAAGTAGGATTTAATAAAAGCATTTTTTTAAATAGAAAAGCAGATTTAAATAAAGAAACAAATCAATATTTATTTTCTACTGTTGTAAATAGCGCTCCCCCTGATTTGGGCGTTGATCATTATGGAGATCAAATTAGTAATTATCGTTATCAATTTTTACCAATAAATAATTTAACTGCAAATCGTCAGCCGGGATATCTTGTCGAATCATTATCAGAAAGTTATGTAAAATTATTTATCGCTAATTCTTCATCTATACCAACGGATTATATTTTTAGATTTGCAAATAATGGACTTACTAGCGCAACAAATTGGACAGGGGGAACATCAGCTAGTCCAAGTTTATATACTTTATCTAGCACTAATGCTGGCGACTATGTTTCTAATTTTGAAAGTTTATCCTATAAAGCTTTAAGACTAAAACAAAACAAAGATATTCATATTGATTTTTCAAGTTCAATTAATAAAAATTGCAATAATTTTGATATGTTTTTTGTTTGCGCTTTCGACAGTATAACTTTAAATCAAGGAGCAAATACTCTTGCAAAATTATTTGACTGGACTTTAACTAGTTCCGAAACTAATACAGTCAAAAATCAAATTTCAATTTTTAGGCTTACAGAAAATCAGACAACTTATACATCAAAAGATGATCTAACATTTGATTTTAAATTATTGCCATTGGTCAATCAAAAAGACGAATCTTCGATAACAAATTTTGCTTTTACAGGAATAGCCACAAAAGATATTCAAAAAATATCGAAACCTTTAAGTGGAAGTGGAAGTTTTAGACCTTTTATAATAAATATTTCTAGATCTTCAGATACTTATTATATTTATGTTAACGGCGTTTTATTAAAAATAACAAATTCATTAGGTGGTCCTCGTAGCATATTGCCTTCAAGCGCTAATTTAATAACAAATTTAAATTCAACCACATTCAAGTTGATCAATTCATCATCTTTTTATATTAATTATTTTGATATTTTATTTTATAATAGAACTGTAACTACTTCGGAAAGACAGCGAGTTAATAATTATTTAACTAACTCTTATTTAAATTTATTTGCGGGAAGCCTGGTCACAGAATTAGATCTTAAATCTAACGCGTATACTTATAAATTGCCGAATATTTTTAATTTAGCTGGTAAATCTTAACTCTATGAATACTTTTTTTAAATTAGATAATTATGTCGTTTTAGACCTTTTTGAACTACAGTTAGAAGCTACGGAGGGTTATCTAAGATTTCATGGTTCAAAGAATTTTTCACGCGATATAGTTTTTCAGGGTCAATCTTATATTTTTATACCATGTGAATTATCTAATATAGAATCTTCTTCAAATGGGAAACAATCTAAACCAACAATAAAAATTGCAAATATAAATAATTATATTTCATATATTTTAAAAGATAGATCGGATTAAATTGGAAACGCTTTTAATAGAAAAAAGATTTTAGCTAGAGATTTAGATTCTGAAAATTTTGAAAACGGTATAAATCCATTCGGTGTTTCTAATTTTAAAACTCATATTGCTTTTGATGAATTTATTGTAAATTTAAAAAAAATAGAGAATAAAGAGCATGTTGAAATTGAATTGGCAACAAAAATTGATTTACAAAATTTAAATATACCAGCAAGAAAAATAACAAACGATACTTGTTCTTGGTGTTATAGATGTTATGGGTGTAATTATGGAAATACTTCAGATTATGAAGGTCCAGTTGTAATTATACCTCAATATTCACCTAATGCATTACCGAGTAAAAATTATTTTTTATCCTTAAATTCTTATGATGTCGGTATTCCTATAGCAGATGAAAATGATAAAACATTTTTATCTAGTTATAAAACTAATCTAGCGAATAATTCATATGATTTATCTACATTGAGATATAGTGGTCAATGGTCTCCAACTGCAATTTATAATTCTGGTGATTTTGTTTATTTAGATTATTTGCCGAATGTATTAACAAATGGAGTTACCGCTTCAACCGTCAATCTATCAAACAAATCTAAAAATTTCTATGTTTGTGTTGAAAATAATATTATTAATAAACAACCAGATATGAATACAGATGTATGGAAACAAGATCAATGTTCTAAAACTTTAAGAGGCTGTTTATTAAGATTTCAAGATTATATTGTTAAAGATAGTAATGCAATATCAAATAAAGCTTTACCTTTTGGTGGATTTCCATCAACATTTCAATATGATAATAAATCCTGAGTTGCTTGATCAAATTAAGTCATATTGCAATAAAAATCCTTCAATTGAAAACTGTGGTTTTATTGTAGAAGATTCTGGAAAATTGTCTTTTATGCCAGTAGATAATAAGCATCCTGATTCTATAAATTATTTTGTTGTTTCTCCTAGAGATTATCTTGATATAAAACAAAAATATAAAATAAAATATTTATTTCATAATCATAGATCTGAAGCATCTTTTTCTAATGTAGATCTTCATTATCAAAAATATCATGGTATGAATATGTTGTTATATATATTAGATACTGATGAATTTAAAGAAATAAAGTGTAAATAAGTCTATGGTTAATGTTAAATTACATGGTATTTTTGAAGATTTTATAAAAACAGAATGGAACTTAAGTGTTTCTTCTGTATTAGAAGTTTTTGAAGCTATAGAGGCAAATAGTAGTAAATTAATATCAACTTTAGGAACTTTTAATGAATATTTAAGTTATTTTATTATTTATGTAGATGATAAAATCATGCCTCCAGAATATTTGAATTCTCCAATTTTAAAGAAAAATTCTAAAGTTGAAGTTGTTCCTTTTGTATTTGGTTCCGCTGAATTAGCTATTGGTATAGCTTTAATGTTAATTGGTACTGGAATTCAAATGTTAATAACAAAATTATTAACACCAAAATCTCCTACAGATGTCAAAACAACTTCTAGATTATTTAGTAATTACGAAAACGTTACGATGAGAAATGTTGCGGTTCCGATAGGATATGGAAGATGCAAAGTTGGATCTATCGTTGTATCTAATAATATATCGTTTTCAATATATACAGTTTCAAATTTAAATTCTCAATTATTAGAGTTTTATAAAGATTATTTTATTGTAGCAGAAAATTAATATATTTATGAAAATAATACCTTCGCCTTCAATACAAAATGCTTTTGATTCATCTTTGACTAATAGAAATCAAAATTTAGAAACTGAATCTTTTTATGATGTTTTAGATTTAATATCAGAAGGTCCAATTGAGGGTTTGGTTGATTCAAATGGTCAAACAGTAAATTATATTAACACTAACTCTTCTGATGTTCAAACATTAAGTTATGGTATTTATTACAATGATGTGCCAATAAGAGAAAAAAATACAGATTTATATAATTTTTCTGGTTCTAAAATCTCTTTTACTACTGGAGATCAATCTAAAAATTCTATATCTACAAGTACAGCTATTTATGATTATAAAATTAAACTTCATGATATTTCATTGGGCGCAATTCTTTTAGCATCTAGAAATAATTTTAAATTACCTTCAGTTGCTGTAAAAGCTTGCCCGAATATAAGTTATACTTTTTTTACAGATAAAAACGCTAACACGAACCAAAAAATATATATAGCTTTTAAAAACTATTCTCGTTCTTTTTCCCATTATGTGAAAAATAAATATGCAACTTCTTTAAATTTAAATATTGGTGTTGAAAGTTTATATAATGTTTCAGAAAATGGATCGGTTTTATGTTCTGATCTGAGTCTTATTATAAACGTTTCCAATATAACGCAAAAAGAAAATTTTTATCTTTATGTGCAAGGTTCTTTTGTTGCTAAAGGAGGAACAGTTGTTTTGCCTTTTGAAATAGTTTTTGACGAGATGGATAAAAAAATTAATTTATTTCCAGAAATTGTTGTAAATGTTTATAGTTTATCTGAAAAAATAACTTATACTAGTAATCAAAATAGAAATATTTATATTGATTCGGTTGTAGAAAAAATAGATTATCCGTTTTCTTATCCATATTCCGCTTTGTGTAGAAACGTTGTAAGTTCAAAACATTTCAATAATATACCTACTAGAACATATGACTGCAAACTTTTAAAAATAAAAGTTCCAGAAAACTATGATGGTGAGGCAAGGGAATATGATGGAGATTGGTCAGGTAATTTTAGCAGAACTTTAAAATGGACTAATAATCCAGCATGGATTTTTTATGATCTTTGCATTAATAGTCGCTATGGAATGGCGAAAGGTAAATTAAATGAAACTGATTTGAATAAATGGCAGTTATTGTCAATATCTAAATATTGTGATGAACTGATTAAAACAAATGCTGGTACAAAATATGATCCTGATTATTTTTATTTTGAAAATTCTTTGAGTTATGGAGATTCTGGATTTAATACAATAACTTTTTCTACAGGATTGACAGAAGATCAACTAAAAGAAAAATATCCAATGGGGTATACTTTATATATTTATGATTTAAAGAATACTTCGGGCGAGTATATTAATGAAAATTTTAAAAAAGTTATTTTAACAGCTAGAGTTTCATCTAATATTGCTACTTTATTGTTATGCAATGATTTTGGACCAAGAAAAATTTTAGAATCAGATGTTGGTGGGGTTTTATTTTCGATTTTACAGAGAATAATCGCTAATACTCCAACATTTAATGTGGAAAATATAATTAAAAACATAATAACATCGGTTTTTATAAATGAGGCTTTAGGTATAGGTATAAATCCAAATAGTTCGGATACATTGCCGATATCTGTTAATCATAGATCTAAACGTATTTTTGAAAAATCTTTAAATGTTAAAAGTGGATATTGTGTTGCAAAGCATAGTGATTATCAAGATTTTCTAGAACCTCGTTTTTCTTGTAATTTAATTTTAAATAGTGAAAATGAGGGTTTAAAAGCTTTAACTGATTTAGCATCTATTTTTAGAGGAATGTTTTATTTTAAAAATGGAATGCTTAATTTAACAAGCGATGTTAAGCAAAATAGTGTTTATATATTTACAAATTCAAACATTAAGGATGGTTTATTTACATATTCATCTGGAGATTTAAATAATTTATTTAGTGTTGCAAAGGTTAAATATTCTGATAAAAATGATAATTTTAAAGATAAAATTATATATGTTGAAGATGCTCAATTAATAAGACAAATAGGTCTTGTAGAAAAAGAAATTTTAGGTTTTGGAGTTACTTCTAAGTATGAAGCTCAAAGAATAGGTAAATGGTATTTAGCGACTGGTAAACTAGAATCAGAAATAGTAAATTTTATATCAGGATTTGAAGCGTCTATTTTACAAATTGGAAATATCATTCGTATATCAGATTCATTAAAAACATCATCAATTATATATGGAAAATTAACAAGACTAGATGTTATTAATAAATCTATATATATAGATAGAGAGGTTCCTGAAGACTGTTTGGGTAAATTAATAAGAATATTTTCTTTAATAAATAATAATCCTATAGAATTGATGTTTTCTGTTTATGAAGTTGATAATAAAAATTTAAAGCTAAAGATATTGCCTTTTACTTATATGAACTGGAATATTGTTCAAAAGATATCTTCGGGAGATGATGGAAAAACTTTGATGTCTTCGTCTGCTTCAAATCCTGATGGATGGGATAAAAAGGCTTACACAAATAAAAGTTATATAGATAATTGTCAAATAATTTTTCAAAGCCCTTTCGCTATAAATGATCGCCTTGTAGTAGGAATATCTGAAATTAATAATATATCAGTTAATCAGAATGATATTGATTATGGTTTTTATATTGTAGGAAATGGCACTACGGCTTCATTATCTGTTATTTTAGACGGTGTTGTTCAGCCAGCTTTAGCTTCTCCATATGATACAGTAACATCAAATGATGTTTTAAAAATAACTTATGATGGAAAAGACGTTAGTTTTCTTAAAAATGATATTATTGTTTGTAATTCTATACCTAGAACTAAAGGTAAACCTTTATATGGGGTTGCTGCTTTATATGAAAACTTTAGTAAAGTTTCTAATCTTAGTTTTTCAAAATTTCCGGATTACGAATATGGTCAATACGCTGCATTAAGATCAGATGCTAATTTTGTGGTTTATTTAGAAGAAGATTACTCAAGTCATGATTTATATAGAATAATAAATATAAATGAAGTTTCTTCTAATGAATATGCTATAACAGCTATGAAATATGATGAAGAAAAATTTAATATTGTTGAAAATAATGAATATGTTAATAATCAACAAGACAAACCAAAACAAATTGTTTTTTCTACAGATAATTTTATTAGTCAGTTGTTCTCGAATACTGAAGTAAGTTTAGCGATTAATAATGGTAGCGGCCAAACAAGAGCAATTAGTTTTACTCAGGCTGTAAATACTCAATATGATTATAGTTTTACAATTGAAAAAGAAGTTTTAAACGATCAGTTTAACAACTCTATTTATGATGAAGTTTACATTGATTTCAAATTTTTATTTGCGATTTTAAATAATAGACAGAATTATGATACTTTTGGATTAATGTGTGTAATTAATAGAAACGGTAAAACAATGAAATTTAATATACTGAAAGAAGATGCATTTGTTGTTAAAGTGTTTCTTGGAGAAACGTCAATTGGTTCTTACACAGCTAAAACAGATATTGATTTTTATGCTTTTGACAGAAATTATAAAATAATAAACGTGTAAAATAATTTATGCCTTTATTAACAAATAGTTCTGTATCTTATGCTGATCCTTTTATTGTTAGCAATATAAAATTTAATTTTACTAGTTCTTTGTCTGTTGCTGATTATAGTCAACCGGCTTCAATATTTGGTCTTGATCCATCAATTTCATTTGTCAGCGGAGTTTTAAGAGAAAATGAGATTAATTTAACTTGGGAAGTTATCAGACCGATAACTAAAAACATTTTGTCTAATCAGATAATTGAAGAAGGTTTTTCTGGTTTTTCTATTATTTTTTACGATAAAAATAGAAATTTTTTATTTAATGGTCCAAATTCTTTATCTTCTACTTCTTATAATGTATCTGTAGAAGATTTATATAATAGTTTTGAGAATATAACTGGTTTAGAAAATATAAACGCTTTAAATAGTTTTTTTATTGATATAGTTTCGACAGATAATAAAGGTTTAAAAAGCACTGGTGTTGCTTTAGTGGATTTTAGTAATGTAGATGTTTCTATTACAGATATATCTATTAATAATAATGTAAATTTAACATTAGATTATTCTAATTTTGATGCAATTAACTATGTTGATATATATGTAACTACAGGAAGTTATTTTGATTTTGCTAGTGGTCAATTTTTATATAATCAAAGTTATTTTTATCCTAATATTTCAAACATTGAAATACCTGATTTAAATACATTAGATCAACAAAATGTTTCTACTGATAATTCATTGCGAGTTCCATATTTTGTTCATGTTGTTCCTTATAATTATTTAAATAGTGGAGAAGCTGTAGTTTCTTCGGGAATAAAACCATTATCTTATGATTCTAACTCATTTCCATTAAAAATCACTAATCTAACGGGTTACGCTTTTTATGATTTTAATAATAGTGATAAAGATTTAAACTTACAAGCTTTTGTGTCTTGGGACGCTATTCAATCGTCTCAAGATAGTTCATTTCATATTTTTATTGAGCAAAGCGGAAAAAATAATACTAAATATGATTATTATGTACAAAATTTCTTTGTTGAAAATATAAATTCTATTGCTGGTGGAACAGGAACGGGCGCGTACTCTATAACAGGAAATGTTTTTAAAAATTATGGATCTTCTGGTATTCAGTGGGTAGATCATACAATTTATGTAGATAATTTTGGATCGTATCCTACAGGTTTGTATTCAAGTGGTTACAATGATTTAAAATATATTTCAGAAATAAGAATACCTTCCGGTTATTTGGAAAGTTCTGAAATTTTTTTAAATTATGGATATACTGGAGGCAATAGTTTTCAGTTCTTGCCTTCAGGAGGTCAATATAGCGGAAATGTATATACTGGTTTCTATTCAGACTCAAGATATACAAATACATCTTTAAATTATAATTCAGGATTTTTAGATCTAAATTCTAGTCTTACTGGTATTTGTTTAGCAAGAAGAATTACTGGATTTGCTGATTTTGTTCATAGTTTATATAACCCATCTTTTGTTTTTCCAATTACAGAAGATTCTGATTATTTTGTAAAAGTAAGAGCTATAAATTCTGACGAAACTGTTTCGGAGTTTTCTGATCCTGTTTATATATCTTCTGATTATATAAATAATATTGTAAATTTATCTCCATTAAGTGGTAAAAAGGTTATTGATGGTTCAGGAGTTGCTAATTATATACCAAAATTTTCAGATTCAGATACATTAACTACAGGAACTTTATATTATAGCGGTTCTAATAATTTAGTTTTTACAGAGCTTCCAACAACAACAACTTCTGAAAATTTATATAAGTTAGTAATTGAAGATAATATTGTTAAAAAGCAAATAGATACTGGAAATGGAACAGCTTTGATTGATGAATTTACTCAAGCAAGTCATGGGTTCGTTGTGGGTGATATTGTTAGATTCGATGGAACTACATGGTATAAAGCGCAAGCTGATAGCGCAGAACATGCTGAAGTTCAAGGTGTGGTAAGAACCATTGTTGATTCTAATACTTTTAAATTGGTTTATGATGGGTTAATAGAAGGGCTAAGTGGATTAACACCGGGACAAGTTTATTTCTTATCGGCGACTACAGCAGGTGCAGCAACAACAACGGAGCCAAGTAATTTTGGTGAAGTTTCTAAACCTGTTTATTTTGCATTAACAACAACTTCCGCAAATGTTTTAACATTTCGTGGTGTTATTATTGAACCTCAAAGCGGAACTTCAGGAACAAGTGGAACCAGCGGTGATCCAGTTATTTCTTCTACTTTAGCTTATTATAATAATTCAACTCAAAGTATATCATCGTCTTCAAATACAAAAGTAACTTGGTCTACAGCGGATACTGCAAATACTCAAGGATCGATTGGATTAACATTTAATGGAACTGATAAATTTACAAATACTTCTGGAAATACAATTGTTATTACTGTTGATGGCTATGTAGGATGGGCAAGCGGTGGAACTTCTGGTACGTCTAGATCTGTATTTATAGTAAAAAATGGTAATGTTTCTTCTTCTCAAGGAAGATATTCGTATAGCAGCATACCAGCGAATGATAATTATCCAGTAACACATTTTTCTTCAGTTTTGGTTTTAGCTAATAATGATTATGTAGAAGTCTACGCTTGGCATAATGATTCAAGTTCACAAAATATAAATGCGCAAAGTAATTATCCTGCAAGTAGAATAATTATATCAAGAAATGAAGGAGTGGTTGGCGCTGATGGAACATCAGGAAGTTCTGGAATAAATGGATCTTCTGGATCTAATGGATCTTCTGGATCTAATGGATCTTCTGGATCTAATGGATCTTCTGGATCTAATGGATCTTCTGGATC